CTCCAACGCCACTTCCAGAGGCTGTTGTAGCTTCTGGCCAAAGAACATCATCATCAATAATGTTGTCCGTGATATACGTCCATGCTCCTCCGGTTCCTGCCGGATAGACAAGATGTGCGCCCGTAATCTGCTCATAATTTTCATTGATTGCAGAACCTACTTTGGACTGATCGTAGCACTTGAAGCAATCAAAATTATAATTTCCGTCTGCATCAGTGCTCCACTGCCATAATTCATCGGAAACAATCAGATAGGAACCATTCATGAACTCTACGCCCTGGATCATTCCCGGTTCTTTTCCAGAAGTCGGGCTGTATCGGCTACCATCTCTACCGAGTACATTATCATTCCATCCGGAATAATACGGGCTTGTGGAAAGGTAGGTACTTCCGGCTGTTGTGTCAAAAGTCTTTCCTCCGTTATCCACATAGACTGCTGAGTATTCTTTTTCTTCAATAGTCACTGTTTCGATAGCTGTAATCAGCTTTCCATCGAAGATAGAATAGTTACTTGCTGTGTTTCTGTCAGATCCGCTCTGAATGCCGAGCATAACAGCTGAACCAACTAGAAGGTTTGCAGCCTGCTCTTTGGTCAGAATCACTCGCTCTACTCCGGTTTCACTTACCGCAACCGTATATTGGTAATTGTAGTTTACGCATCCTTCAATCTTTCCGGAATTTCCCTTACGTCCATATTTCAAACGCATCATAGCATCCAGGAACTTAGGAAGAGATCCGGAAGCTCCGGAATACTGTGCTCCTCTGCCTCTCCATCTGGTTGCGCCTGTCTGGTGGGAAGTGCGGTTGACCGGCTTCAGCCCGGTTCCACAGGTGATACCTCCATCTGCATCAATTCCGGCATAATACTTCGGGTGCGCCATATACTCATGCACTTTTCCTGTCCGGTCAGTTCCTTCTTTCCATCTCTTGTATCCTGGAGCTGGTGTACATCTGGTCTTCAGATACTTATAATCCTTGTCCTGGTACTCTCTCTTGTAAGTATTCTTCTGAAGAACCCAGCAAAGATGCTCACCCGATCTGACGTCAGATGTGTCATCAATGTGCTCCACATAGTAAATCGTATGGGAACCGTCTGTATTCTTCTCAGCTGATACCTCCAGGCACCAGAACTGCGGAAGGTGTGCAAACGGATCAGAACCGGCGGTAGACTCCGTGGACGGTGTGCATACCAGCCCGGTAGAATCATCCGTCAGCTCACCGATCATAGATGTGCTTTTTGAATATCTCGGTGTAGTTACACCATGCACTCTAGTATCAGCCAGGACATTTCCGAACCATCTCTCCAGCATTTCGGACTTTGTAAAAAGATCCTGGTTATACTGAATCTTCCACCATTCAGCAAAAAGGGCGTCCACCTCTGCTTTAGAAGTAGCCGCCGCAACTTTCTCTTTGTATTTCAGATCCATTTCTCCGGCAATCTGATCTCTGTGTACTTTTACAAGTAACTGCATTGTCGTGTCTCTTGGAATGTTTATAGTTTCACTCACTTAACTTACCTCCTATGCACTTAAAATAACAACGTCAAGACCACCATCACCCTCGTTGATCCGGAACGCAATAGTGTTGGCTTGGTTGACAAGTAACTCTGTGGCTTCTTTCGCCTTGGCAATGGCATCCGCTGTATCTGCCTGCCTCTTCGTTTCGTTCTGAATCCTGGTCTTTTCATTCTCTGACCATTTTTCTTCTTCAGCTGTCCACTGTGTAAACGTATGGTTTCTGGCTTCTTCAGCCTGTACTCTTGAAGTTTCAGCCCGAGCTCTTTGCTCTTCTGCTTTGTTTGCAGCGGTAGTAGCAGCATTCGCATCTTTCGTTGCCTGTACTGCATTGGCTGTAGCGAAAGAAGGTTGTAGCTGATGTAGCTTTAGAAGTAGCATCAGCCGCTAGGCTTGTTGCTTGATTTGCGTTGCTTGCTGCCTGGTTTGCAGCAGAAACTGATGCTTGAATAGCAGAATCCACCTGTTTTGCAGAATCTACTACCTTCTGTAATGCCGCCTGCTGAGTTTTACTATCTGACGTAGCTTTTTCGGTAGCGGCTTGCTGAATTTTAGAATCCCCTGTAGCTTTCTCTGTGGCTGTCTGCTGTGTTTTTCCATTCTTGGTAGCATCTTCAAGTGCTGTCTGCTGTTTCTTGCCATTGGAAATGGAAGTAGCCAGATCCTGCAACGCTTTCTGGACTTCCACAGATTTTGTATCAATCGCATCGACCTGTTTCTTTACTGCCGCTGCCGAAGCATCTACACTTTCTTTGATACTATTGTAGCTTTCGTTCTCCTTATTGATTTTCTGCATACAGGAGATAAAAGCGCCTCTTACTTCTTCACCATAGACCGCATTTCTGAGCTGATCTATCTCCTGGGAAATATCTGCCATTTAGTCCACCTCCGTTTCCTCGACAATCTCCTTCGTTTCAATAATCACCGGGGCTTCAGATGGAGTCTCTTCTGTTCCTGTCATTTCCGGTTCTTCTGTTTCCTCCAGAACAGCTGGCTCCTCGAACGTCCGGATCAGCTCTGCTTTCTCTTTCTCAAAAGCCTCCTCTTTTTCTTTGATCTGGGCTTCGTAATACTCCTTCAGTTCTTCCTCGTACCTTGCAGTATCGTCTGCCAGCTCATTTCCGGCATTGGTTCGGATCTCAGCCAGGATTCCACTCAAAATTCCCTCTGCCATAAAAATAGGCAACCCGTAAGCCGCCATCGTATTTCCAACCTGCCTTGTCAGAGCTTGTTTTGCATCTGCATAAATCACGCTAAACGGTCTGGTTGGTTTCTTTCTCTCTTCCATCTTCTTCTACCTCCTGCTCTCTTTTGATAGTTCCTATAGCTACACTGTTTTGTGCTGTTTTTTTAGGTTCTTCACCTTTCGGAAAAATAAGCTCCACAATCTCACCTCCTAATTCCAGTAGCCAACAATGATTCCGTTATATACTCTCAAATGAGAATAAGTCCAACTATTCCCATTATTCGTTATCTCACACACAATCGGTATCGCTCCACTAAAAGCTGTATATCCTCCTGCTGATATGCTTCCAATTTCGAAATTTTTTAACGTATACCAGTTTCCAATCAAATTGCATCCCAGATTCACTCCGTATTCATCGTAAATACTGTTTGCTCGGCTAAAACACAACATAGTAGTGTAGGAAGTTGCTGAGGAACTTGCTTTTTGAGCAAATGCCATATACTTTCCTTGCGGTTCCAAATCAAACACTAATCCCTTATGAGCATTGTTCCCTGACCACTGGTTTGTGCCAATCGCTCCGACATAATATCCATCTCTGTAAAAGTGATTACCCGTTTCATCGAATACAGCACGTTTCTTAGAGTTCTCTACTCCGTAATTGTAAATAGCGATCTCTCCTGGATTGATCTGCACGTATTTTGAGTTTTTATTGAAAGCTATAATCACGTTGTTGTAATACTGCGTGATGTAAGAGCCCATTTCACCCTTGCTCACTTTTGAAGTGATACTCTCAGCATTTTGCTTGATGGAAGAAGATAATGTCCCTTCTTGTGATGTTGCCCTCTTCACCTCTGACTCAATAGAATCTTTCAAAATCGTCAACTGCGATTCTGAGTATGCAGACATATATCCCAGGATTTCCACGTCCGTAATATACACCGTGGTATTTGCTACATAATTGTAAAAATACGTGTTGAAATACGATGGCGTTGCATATGAAGTGAACTCAAATTGCGTCCACTCGTCACTCAACTCACCTGCTTTGGTATAAAATGACTTTCCATCTATGCTTAGCTGTATTCTGGCAGTAGCTGAATCTTCAGTATCGCACGCAGCTTTGAATCTAACTGTGATATCTCCTCGCTTCTCCCATGGTTTTTGATACCACGAAATATTATATGTCGAAGCGGTATTTTCTATCTTTGCGCAACTCTTACTGTCAAAAGTCGTTTGTGTTATCTGCGTTGTATCGCTTCTTTCCCAGCCAGTAAACTTATCATCGTTATTTGAGAACTTTCCATTGCTACAATAGTTATGCAGCGAATTTTCATAGAGATCTGACACCGAAGCCGACACTTTGCCAACTTCTACATCTATCCTGGCATTCAGATCATCCAGTAGTTCCTGCATGTCTCTCAGACATCGGATGTTCGTGAGATACACCACTGAACCGGTATATCCGTAAACCGTGATTGCTACAGACTTCGCCGCTTTGGTAATCTTCACTTGCTTACTGTAGGTGTGAAATTCATCCGCACTATATCCACTGAAATATTCTGTAGACTGGTTCTCCGAGAATCCGTACCGTACATAAGACGGGCGGTACTTTGAGCCTTCCGGATATGCAGCCTCAACAGCAATCTTATAATTGCCAGCTTCCAAGCTTCCCAGGCTCTGCGACAATGTTACAGAACCATTTGCAGAGAACGTCAGCTTGATCGCATTCATGTTTAGGAACTCCGCTTGCTCAATCGTGCAGCTACCAGTTATGCCGGATGCAGTGAACTTTCTTTTATCAAGTGTCTCTTGCTCACCACCAACTATATAGTTCTTCCGGGCAACCGTTTCCTTTACACTTCGTACAGATAGCGAAATCTTATTCTCCAGGTTGGAAATGGAATTCTCAATCTCCTCTCTGGCTACTCTGACTTTATTATCAGCATGATTCTTCGCCGCTGTCTCGCTCTCTGATATCTTCGTTTCTACCGATGTCCGGTATCCGGCATCCAGCGATTCTGTCTTGACGGAATTTACCAGAAGCATCTCCCCATTGATTTTTCCATCCATGGTCAATGCCACTCCGTCTATCGGTCCGTCATACCCCTGGCTGTAATGAGCAAAACCGCCAAGTCCCCATCTCCACAGATTCTTGGCTTTGTTCTTATAATCCACATCATCAGCAACGATGAACTCATTCGGAACGTGTACTGCATATCCACTGGCTACTTGTTTATTTATTAGGTCCTGTGCGCTTCTGAGAGCCTCCTGCAAGATTTCTGTCTTACTTGGCAAGGATTTTATTGTCTCTTCCATTTCAGCCGTACTCTGGCGGTTTGACGAGGTGTAGGACTTAGCACTCGTCTCATCACCCAACGTAACGGTGTTGTTCTTGAAGCTGGTAATATACACTTTCTTCTTTGTCAGCGGAAATTCACGGTCTAAACCGTTCGGTGCGGAAACACACTGGATCATGTTGCCGATCTCAAATCTCTGGAAAGATTCATCCGTCAGATTTAAGTCTATCGCTTTCAGCTCCAGTACCATCTTCTCAAACTGTACCGACTTCAAATATTCCTCGGCCTTTTTCTTTAAGTTCTCTGGAACTGTCACATCGTCCCAGGTTACAGTCTTGTAAATCTTGCCGTATTCTTTCACTGCGTTATCGTCTGTGACATAATCCACGCCACCGTTGACGCTCGCAATGGTTCTTCTCTGTTCAGAGATTGCCTCCAGTGCCGGGTCCTGCTCATCTTCATCCAGCTTCGCTCCCAATGGGATAATACACGTTGCCAGGTCCGAAGCATCCATGTTCTTTGAGAAGTCCAACAGGTTCTTCCCAAACCGGATGCCCTGCGTGTTCCTGGTGTAATAGTCTTCATCTGACAGGTAATCTAGGATTCTCAGACCGTCCTCATGCCGGATAACCAGATGTCCTCCAAGTCTGCTCGTCAGCTTCTCTTTGAACGCCGTTCTTGTGTCCTCGTAATTGGAATACCGGTACAGTGAATCATTAGAATCCTTTACCGTTACCCTGCCGACAACGAACTGCTTTCTCTCTTCTACCTGTGCATTATGAATGTCTATCAAATCCTGCACATACGCTTTGACCGAAATATTATGATAAACCTTCGGTCTCTGGATGCTGTCGCACAAAAAGGCAAGTTCTCCTTCGACGAAGACTTTCTTTGTTCCAGAAAAATCTTCATCATCGTAGAGAACTCGCCCATAAAACTCCGGCTCATCATCCCGGTAAATCACAATATCTGTTGTCAGCTTCGTAACCTTGTCATAGTACGGGTGTGTCGGAAACACCTTGAAGGTTGCCGAACCGTTGATGTTATCCCCAATTTCAAAATACGGATTTCCGCCAACGGTCAGTGCCTTTACCCTGGCATCGTGAATCGTGTACTCCTTGCTGTCCACATAGGCTTTAATCGTATACATCTACAGCATCCCTCCTCTGTGAATCAGCGTGACTTTGCCCGTTCCCTGGAAGTAAAGGTCATTCACTCCCTTGTACAGAACAATGTCATACATGATATTCTCGCCAGTATATATCGTATATGTTGAATTACGATACCTTACCTTCATTTCCGCATTGGAAACAATTCTGAGCGTTTCGTTATGAACCCAACCGTCCAGGCTGACTTTCTGCCAACCGGAGCCAGAGCTGATCGTGATGTCTGAGGTGTTACGGATAACGCCATTGATGAAGCTGAACGTATCCCACTTCCAAGGCTCATCCGAAGAATCCACGCTGATTTTATACGGCTCGCATTTACAGCTTATAACAATCTCCGCCGTTACATCGTTATTCTTCTCTGTCTCTATCTCACACCTGCCGGTATAATAATATCCCTTGTCGGTGTCAAGGATGATTCTCTTCGAGATTCCCTGCAAATCAGAAGCGATCTGGCTTAACAGACCGCTCCATCTTTCATAACTACAGTTTCTTGCCCCGAATGTAAATTTCAAGGTCCGCATCTCATATTTTACGCCGCCGTTCTGAGCTTCTGAGAGGTCCAGGTCCCCGTTCATGCCGGGGACGCTCACATACTCTGTCTTTGCTTTCGGTATGCCGATAACAATCTTCTTGAGTCTTAAGCCCCAGTCCCGGAACGAATGCGTCTCATCAAACGTAATGCCTACTCCCGACATGATTAACCTCCTCTCTTCTTGTGTGTATCAATTCTTGCCATGTTTTCATCGACAATCGGTGTTGTTGTATCTCCAACTTCCCTACCGTCCAAATCTACATGAACGTGTGTCTCTCCGGTAATCTCTACCGTTGTGTCTCCACTCTCGAAGACACCTTGCTTTTCTTTCTCGACTTTGTATGTTGTGCTGACCTTCTTATCAACAGCAATCTTTCCGGTTTCCACATTAACCGCCGTCTGCATCCGCTTTCCAAGACTGGCCATCTCATCATCCATCTGCTTATACAGGTCTGGCATCTCGGCTTCAATACCTACACCGATACCAGGTGGAATCCACTTACCGATTTCATCAGCAAATACTTTTGACGGAGAATGAATACCCAGTGCGCTCTTCGCACCATCAACAATTCCAGAGAAGAACGATGACACCTGTCTTCTGAACCAACCGGCGGCATTGCAAATTCCGTTCCATACACCCATTACAATGTTGTAGCCAACACTAGCCATCTGAGAAGGCAGATTTGCAACGCCATTTATAACAGCACTGCACAAATCAGATGCTGCCTGTCTTCCCTTTGCCACCATATCGGATCCCCACTGGATCACTTTCTGGATGGTATTGCTCAACCACGTCCAGATTTTTCCTGGTAACTGCGAGAAGAAATTAACGATTGTGTCTATCGTATTAGCTCCAACTTCTCTTGCTTTCTGTAGGGTATTAGATCCCCAGGTCACAAATCTATTGAATGCGTCCGTCAGCCAGTTCCAAATTTTGCCAGGTAGCTCAGAGAAGAATGTAACAATACTGTCTATGCAGTTGCTTGCCACCTCTCCGGCTTTCTGGAGCATCTGGCTTCCCCACTCAACAAATTTGTTGTAGGTATTTACCAGCCAATCCCATATTTTTCCTGGCAATTCAGAGAAAAACGTGGTGATATTGTCAATCATCTGAGGAACATTCGTTGCGATCCAGTTGATCACATTTGTTCCCCATTCAATCAGCGTACCGATCACAAATCCAATCGCATACCCGATTTTATATGGCAATTCCGTAAAGAACTGTACGATTGAATCAATAATCTGTGTTACAACTTCCGATGCCGTTTCCAGCATGGAGGCTCCCCACTCAGCAAAACTCTCTGCCAGTGAGCTAATCGCATCTATGATTTTTCCTGGTAATTCGGAGAACCACTCAATCACAGAGTCAATGAATTCACCTATGCTGTCCAGGACACCAGAGCCCCATTCAGCGATAGCCGAACCAAGTTCGCTTAGCTTATCCGGTATGCTCTGGAAAAATTCTACGATCTGATCCCAGTGTTCCTTGATGACCACAACCGCCGTTGCAACCGCAGCTACAATTCCGGCAATCGCAGCAGCCACCAATGCAGGTGCGCCCAGGATAACAGCTCCGACAGCCGCCAGCGCAATGCCGACCACCATAAGAGCTTCTTTTACGGCACTGAAGCCGTTCACGAACATATCTACGAAATTGGTAACTGCCAGGATCGCTCCGGCAATAATTGAACCAATTCCGGCTATGGTAGAACCGAACTCCGCAAAGAATCCGATTACTTTCTGTACCGCTCCACCAATAGAACTGAAGATACCAGCAATCTTAGGGAACTCCAGCTCCAGGACTTCCATGAGCGAACCGGCTCCACCACTCCAGAGTGCGAATCCTTCTACGACTTTTCCGATGACTCCGGAAATTCCGCTAATTCCACCCTTTAATGTCTTCAGTATGGAGAATAGTGTGCTTAAAGGCTGAATAACACTTTGAGCAACGTTTAAAGCTGCGATAGAGCCAGCAATCACACCGATTGCATAGCCAACAGCCTCCAGTGCTCCAGGATCAGCTCCGTCAATCACGCTGAACAGGTCAGAAACCACATCTACAATTCCCTGGATTATAGTGCTTGCCGAATCTATGAATCCGTTAAGGAATCCTTCGATCAGTGAAGACACGCCAGGAAACTCTTCGCTCAGTCCTTCACAAAATCCAGCTACGAAATCTTTTGCAGCCTGGATGATAAGCGGTGTATTTTCCTGCGCCGCCTCGCCAATTTTGCCAAGCATTTCTCCAAATGACTGACCGATTTCCTCAGAATGATCGCTCAGAGCCTGTAGAAATTCCGTAAACAAATAAATACCGGCAGACCACATGTCACCGGCTACATTCATGATTGCTTTTACAAGTTCAGCAACTAAAGTTGCTCCTGCTTCGGCAAATTCTTCCTGGTGCTCCATGATGGCATTTATAAATGCGCCTACCAGATCTTCCGCTACTCCGATCAGTGTCGGTGCGGCATCTACAGCCATCTTTGCCAACTCAGCGATAGAATTTCCTAACGCTTCAATCAGACCGTCAAATCCATTTTCAGCCATGGCTTCGTTCATTTCCTCAACCATGCTGGTTATGACTTTGACAGTCTCTTTCATTGGTTCCTGTACTTCTTCATACAGGGCGATACCTACAGACTCTAATGCACTCTTACAGAGCGTGATAGCTCCCTGCAGGTTATCGTTCATGGTGTCAGCCATTTCTTTAGCTGCACCGTCCGCATCGTAGATAGAATCCTCCAGCTTCTGGTAATCTTCATCTGATGCATTTACAATGGCAAGCAATCCACTCATGGCTTCTTGTCCACCAAGAGCTGATGCCATCTGTGCTTTCTGCGCCTCTGTCAGTCCAGCAAAACCGGAACGAAGGTCTTTCATAACCTCTTTCAGAGACTTCATGGAGCCATCACTGTTCGTCAGAGATACTCCAAGCTGATCCATAGCTGCCTTTACTTCATCGGTCGGCTTAGCCATTCGGCTAAAGATAGACCTCAGAGATGTACCAGCCTGGCTTGCCTTGATTCCGGAGTTCGCCATCAGACCGATTGCCGTAGCACAGTCTTCAACGCTGAATCCTAAGGCTCCGGCTACGGGGGCAACGTACTTGAACGTCTCGCCCATCATTCCTACGTTGGTATTGGAATTGGATGCTGCCTTTGCCAGCACATCTGCAAAATGTGTAGCATTGGAAACTTCCTTCGAGTACCCGTTTTTGATGATGGTTGTTGTTCCGTCTGCCGCCAGTCCGAAGGCAGTCATCGCGTCGGTAACAATGTCACTCGTCGATGCAAGGTCTTCCCCAGACGCTGCCGCCAGGTTCATAATACCTTCAATACTGTTCAGCATATCTCCGGTTTTCCATCCGGCCATCGCCATGTACTGGAAAGCCTCGGCACTTTCTGTGGCACTGAACTTCGTCTTGGCGCCCATTTCTTTTGCCTTATCAGCAAGCTGCTGAATCTCTGTAGCCGAAGCACCGGAAATTGACTGGACCTTACTCATTCCTGCCTCAAAGTCAGAACCGACCTTGATTGCAGCCGTACCAATACCGGCTACCGCTGTTGCGGCACCGGCCAGAATAGTAGTGGTAGCCTTAATCGCTCCGCTCGCCATTCCAGATAATTTGCTTAGTCCGCTCTGGAAACCGGAACTATCTATGCTGGTGTCAAATTTCAGCGTACCATCATAGCCCATGTTCTCACCTCAATTCTTCGGCTCAATCATCGGCTCATAATGGCACTACTTGATTTGTTTTCCGTCTTTGATTTTTAATTCAAAACGGGCATGACAATTTCTCCCTTTACAGGAGACCATCACGCCCGAACACTCCGCCGTCTCTTCAAAAAACAACGGCATTTTATATTTACACTCCGGGCATTCCACCCGTATCATTTTCTTCTTTACATCTTCAATAGCCAGTCACCTCCTACAGCAGTCCCGTAAGGTCGCCGCCATTCATGAGGGCTTCTGCTATTGCATCTACCTTCTCTTCCTCATCAGCAGGCAACGGTAAAGCATACAGTTCTTTCTTCCTGCGGTAGAAGTCTCTCTGCTCCTTCGTCATGGTCGCATCAATGTCTACGCTTCGATACTCCATAATCTTACTGAACTCCAGGTCAGAGGACAGCGTTCTCAGTAAAGCCTTAAACTTCCACCAGTGCAGATATTCAATATCCTGTAGGTCTATGTGATACTGCGTCAGAAACGCCGAATAGATGTAATCATCGTCATGCTCAAAAGAATAAATCCTTTGCACTCCCGTCGTTCCTTCTACTGCTCCGGCTCTCTTCTCACGCCATCGTTTACCACCGGCATAAAACCACAACAACCCATCCACCGCAGCATCCAGATTCTCCGGAATCTCCGGATATACCAGTTCCAGACCTTGCCTTGCTTTCTCAGCGTCCGAAAGCTCCGGGTCCTGCATCATCATTTCAAACAGAATGAAGGTACGGAAGTTTGTTTCTATCGCATACTCCGTACCTTCAATCTCTACTGTTTCCGGAAGATAGTCTACAAGCATGTTGTGGTTCATGAATTATCACGCCCACTCGCATTACCGATTGGCGTTACTACTGCTCCGTTCTTGCCATGCTTATTTTTCTTACCTTCCTGGCGTCTCTGTGCCCGGTTCATGTTGTACTTGTTGGTAATCGCATTTACCTGGCCTTTCATCTTACCAGCCTCAGAAGAAACAATTCCGAAAGCATCCATGCAGATTGCCAAGTTGTTTTTACCCTTGAACAGCTTTTCAGCCGTTCCGTCTCCAAATACCTCATCGAAGAAATTTTTCACGATTCCGCACATCTCCCGGATGCCATCCGCATTCGACAGCTCCGTATGCTTCTTAGATTCCTCGGCTCTTTTCACAACCTCATCCATGGATTTCTCATAAACCTCCATAGTATCTGCATCGAACAGATCTAACTCTAATTCCTGTCCACAAATTTTTAACATGCTCATATTACTTTACCTCCAAATTCTAAGCCGCAGCTTCTTCAAATGTCTTTGATTCTGTGTTGAAATATCCGTCAAGCGGATCGCCTACTGCATTGAGATTTCCACTCATGCTCTGTTTCTTCTCTCCAGATACGCCGCTCACTTCGGCGGATACCAGGAACTTTCTGGCCGCAAATGTGTTTGCAACCGGTGTAGATTCACTCTGCTTCTGGTCCCATAACTCTACTCTGCAATACTCAAATTCTGCATCGCTGCCGGTTAAATGATTTCTCCCTACATGGTACAGTGCATTGACCGCATCCTGGCTCTTAATGAGTCTCGCTTCAAACGGAAATACCGATGTGTAGGATACAACAGAGGAAGAGGAAGACGGCTCACACACATACTTCTCAGATTCGCTCTCTGCACCGAATGTTTCATCCAGAGTTGTGAAACCAACGCCCATCAGTACCCAGTTCGGCTTTTCAGATGTTCCGATATTCAGATAATCCGCAAACTGGTGTCTCTGTACCACTTCTCTTGCGCCACTTACATTACCTGCCATTTTTACTTGCCTCCTTAAAATACAATAATCGCAAGGAAATCTGATACCTTGCGTTCTTCATAGCTCCATCAAAGATATATCCAGGGGAAAGAACCTCTATCTCTTCTGCACACATTCCTTCCGGAAGCTCCGGGAGGTTGCCTGCCATGCTGTTCTCCTCTACCCAGTCCGCAAATTCTTCATAGAACGTGCTGTTCTCTATGTTCTGTACCCGGTCCATGCTGTAAAACTCCCTGGAACCGAACTGGAACTGATACTGCCGTTCCGAACTGCCGTCTACATATCTCTGGATTACCGGGTCGAATATCCCGGTCTCTATGGTGTACTCTACTGGGTCTGGCCCAAGGGCATCTACCCGGAATACACCGTCTTTCAAAAGAGGACATTTCAGAAAATACTCTGTTATGCCCTCCAGTACACTATTTACTTCCATGTGACCTCCTAAATCTTATCTGCTCCTCGCAGAATGTCTTCTTTTTCAGCCACCTTCGTTCTCTCAAACCAATGTGCTCCTCGGTTCGCATCATACGGTCTGGTGTCTGCTGTTCCGTAATACTGCATGGCAGCATACGGGGCAATGTAATCCACCTCTCCACTGCCTACATCCGTTCCCAGTTTACCGGATTTCTCCAACATACCAGTCTGGAACGGAACCCTCGGACTGCACCTTCTCAGTACCTCCGAATCTACAAACATCTGCTTTCTGCTGAACTGAGCATTCCTTTTTGCCGCAAAATCCTGGTTCCAGGTCAGCTCCGCTTTCCCGTTCCCGGAATTGATGATTAAACCTTTCGGAGTAGTGATCTTTTTCAGTGCCATCACGCACCCCCTATTCTCCAGTGCTTCGTCCTGTCGGTTCCTCTGATTGTATTGTCGGCATACTCTGTGACAGTCACAAAATCTTCATCGTGCTGTCTCAGCTTTGCTAGCTCCTCAATCGTCTCTTTCAGAATGATGCCCTGGCGGAAACTGAACGTATCGAACAACCACTGTCCGGCCACTACATACTGTCCTCGCACAATATAAGCTCCCTTCTGGATAGTCCAGTACCTCTCTGCCTCTTCATCTGACAGCTTCTTGTATTTTTCTTCGCTTATATACTGTTTTCCGGCTTCTACTGTCGCTGTGGCCGGGATTCGGATTACGCATTTTGCTTTATCCTTACGGTCTGTGTCCGATACAGCCTCTCCCTTTGTTCCGTACCACGAAACGCCCATAATTCTTGTCGCACAGAGCTTTTCCCGGCGGTCTGATCCAATTCTCAGATTAAAGATAGTCACATCACTGTTTGTCATCATACTCTTTCACCCACCCTCTGTTCAGCAGTCCGGTGTTCGCCAGATATGACCTCACAGCCCTGTACATCTCGTTATGCAACGCCGTATCATTCATGGCATCCGCATAGCTGATGGAATATCCATCGTTGGATTCTGACTTCACAACAGCTTCTCTCTTTTCGTTCTGCACTGCCACCGTATCAGCTACACAGCAGATTGCATCCTTAATTGAGTCTATAACCGAACTCAGCCTTGCAATCCGGCCAAACGTAACCTGGTTCACGAATGCTTCCGAAATACTCTCGGCTCTCTTGAAATCATTCTCCGTTTTTATCTGCGTGCCACCGTAATCATTCTTGTAGTATGCAAAATCCACATACGGTCTTCTTACGTCCTCCTGGACCATCGAAACACCCCTTTCTGATAAATTGGTAGGCTGCAAAGAAAAATCAGCTATTCGCCGGGTTTACGCCCTCCTGCGTAGCTGAATCTTTTTTGCCGGTCTTCTTTTCTTTCGGAGAAGATGTGCCCGTTCTGACTTCCGGCTCCAGGCTTTCAAGCGAATAGCCCATGCTTTTGTAATATGCTGCCTTTCTTTCGGGAATCCGGCAGGAACTCCCGTCTTTCGTTGCTAAATACATAAGCTACCTCCTACTCAGTTTTCTTTGAGCCTTTGGCCGCCGGTTTCTTTTCGGAATCCTCAGAAGTCGGTGCAACTGCTCCCATTGTAGCCTGTGCCTGGATTGCAGCTTTCAGCTCATCGTTCTCCTTCTGAAGCTTAGTAATCTTCTTGTCTGCATCCTCCGCATACAAGGTTGCCTCTTTCAGTTTTGCTTTCAGCTCATCGTTCTCCTTTTTGAGCTTTTCAGCAGTTGCCTTGATGTTTTCCGGCTCGAACAGTATATTGTCATTCTCATCCCGGATAATGTAGCCCATCTTCTTGTATTCATCGAATTTCTCATCCGGGATTCTGAGAACTCTGTTCTTTTTCTCAACTTTATACATATGGTTTCTCCCTTCAAAAATTGGCTCCATGCACACACACAGAGCCAGTAATCAGTTTCTTTTATGCGTTCACATGGAAATCAATAGCGTCCATCTTATGAGGCAGGATAAACACATCCTCGAAAGACTCCTCGAAGTAGTCATATTTACCCTGGGAACCTGCGGACGGCGGGTCGAGCTGAGCGAACTCGTAGGAAATCGGTGTGATTACCGCCATCGGATGTACCAGAACCATGTTGATCTGCTTCGCTGTGGAATCTACCTTCCAACCCTCGGTAAAGTCATACTTCGTCTTCATCATGTCACTCGGTACACTCTCCGGAATCTTCACATCATCAATAGAATTGATTGCTCTCTTGATTGCATCAGAACGACTACCAACATCAACGGTTCTGTAAATCTGATTCGCATTGTTGATGAGCGTTCTGACATCCGGTGTCACATACAGGATTCTTCCAGCTCTCGGAACTCTCTTATTATCCATGTCCTTCATCATCTCATCAAAGACGGTCAGCACATTCTCCTCTGTCAGTGCTTCACTGTGGGCTGTCTTCGTTCCGTCAGTGGTCCAGTCTGCATACAGCTTGGAAATGCAGTAAGCATTCATCTCCGGGAACTTCTGCTCCTCGTTGTAAACCTTCGTGATATTTCCGATTGCCACTACGCCCTTGGTCTCTGCAATATCTCTCGGATGTACCAGTGTCTGCCACTGTCTGTGATTCTCCAGTGTCAGCGGTTTCCACTCGTTGTTATAGTTACGCTTTCTGGTTCCGATGGTATCTCTATCTCCATCGGTACGGCCAGTTGTGGAGATTGTCGGCACCTCGATAACTCTGGAATTTACCCAACGGAATCTTCCGTTGTTCGGTGTCGCAAATAAATCTCCAAAATACAGGACATACGGGAACATCTGCTCCAGTGTCTGTAAATACTCGGTTGCATAATTTAATTTCGCCATTTCATTCTCCTCCTGTTAGTTCTTGTCTGGCTGTCTGATTAAGTTGAACCCGAACGGATTAAACTGTGCTTCTTTTCCCTTGACTCCTTCGCCTCCGGCTCCGCCAGTTCCGCCAACTCCTCTTGCAAAGAACGGCTTTCCTTCCTCTTCCTCATGGGAATCGTCTGCCGGATCGCTATCATCTTCGATAACAAAAGCTCCCTTGTAGTCGTCATTTTCCATGAGAGACTTCATAAACTCATCGCCTCCCAGGAACTTTCCGTCTTCCAGGGTAAAGTTCTTCTTTTCAAACTCTGCTCTTACACCGTTTTCAGCAGGCTTGCTGGAGAACTTATAACCACCCATGAACATATCCAGTGCATGGGTACGCTCCTGGGCTGCAAGCTGTGCAGTCAGCTTCTGTGTCTCCTGGGTGTACTTTGTCTCCCAGTCCTTTGCAGACTGCTTAATGCCGTCAATATCCATGTCCTTGTAGGACTGAATCGTTGTATTGGCATCTGATAACTGCTGCTTTACTCCGTCCAGCTCTGTAATCTTGGCATCCAGTTTTTCCTTCGACACATAGCCTCCGGCTTTCACATCTACTACCTGGATTTTCTTGTCGGCATCAATCGCCGCCTCCAGTTCCGCATAGGTCATAGCCTTAGGTTCTTCGCCGTCCTTCGGGGTTCCAAAAAATTTCTTCAAAAATTCGTAAGCCATTTCACTTACCTTCCTTTCTTCGTTTCGCTGATTTCGTTTAGATTCCGGTTCACTCCGGCACTGCTATCGTGCGTTTATATCTCCGCACGCAAGAGAAGGAGACAGTTTATATGCCATATCACAGGGCAAAAAACAACAGCCAGGCGTTCCACCAACGGACCGGCTGACTGCTATTTGTTTTCGTGGTCTTAAAGGGTGTCTATGAACTTCTGAGAGTTCCCAGGACACGTTTTAAGTGCTTCAATGGTAAATTGTAAGGGTTAATGTGTTACAGCCCTATACGGGGCGAATACCATTTCACCCATGGTTGGGAGATAACAAGATCACCTCCTTCCTACTCTTCTACGAATACAACCCAGTCCTTAGCTGCCATATCTGTCTGAGATGGCGTCCATGGCACAAGCCCTTTCGGTGCATTTTCGTTGTCGGTCACAAGCCCGGTAGTGACGATATAGACATACTGCTGAGTCATTTTGCTGTGTTCATCCGGGAACTGCATTTCAAGGTAAATTCCTTTTCCATTCCAGCCTTTTCTTGCCACCTTGACGCCACGCTCCAGGAATTTGTACGCATCCCCGAATCCAAACGTAGCCTCTCCGCCGAGTTCCGGGCAGTTCTCTTCATCTGCAATCTGCCACTCATCAGAAGCAATATTGTCGAAGGTGTACTCCGGGCGGTCTGTCTGGCGAATATTCAGCTCCTCTCCGTCTTTGGTGTGCATCATGATTGTTTTCTTCTCTGCATCCCAGTACCAGTAGCCGCCCCAGTTCGGCAGTTTTACCTTCACGCCCTGTTTCATCAGCATATAGGCATCTGAAAACATCATGGATGGTCCAAAATCAGCATAAATACAAGCCTCCTCAATGTAGATATCCTTGCAGTTTGCATGAACCAGGTCTTCATTGTAGGTACGGTCAATGTATTTCATCTTCTCCTCAACATTCGGATTGACAATGGTTTCTGTCTCTCCAGTCGGCATGTGGATATACAGGAAAATCATTTCCGGCTCCTTGCCTTTTCCTTTCAGCTCCTCATACTGTTTCATCAGTTCTTCTTTTTTCATGCTTATTTCCTCGCTTTCTTATTCGCCCATACAGCTTTTCCGCTGACTGAGCGGTTAAATGATACCAAGTTACCGTTGCCGTCATATACGGCTGATACCTGCGTTCTGGCAGTATCTACGCTTCGTCCGGTTTGCTTGCAGAAATCCTTCATCTGTGATTCTTTCTCTTTCAGCTTCACAGATTCTTTCTGGAACTCCTCTCGGAAGTACGCTCTGTCGGCTTCTGACTGAACCGTCTGGATATACGAATCATAGGCGGCCAGGATTCTCTTATACTCTCTGACCGCCCGTTCATATTCACGCTGCTTCTGCATACACTCATACTCCGTAAGAAGGTTCCCTGCAAACGAATACTTTGGTCTGCTATAGTCCTCCAGATCACCTTTCGTGTATGCCGGTTTTGAAATCCCCGGCCAGTATGGATAGAAGCTATGTCTGCAATTCCAACCACACAAACCGGCTCCTGTTCCATATCCGGTTGCTTCGTAGAAGTTCTCGTACCCAGGAGCTGTGCCCTCAATCTTGAACACCTTGCCCTGCCAGACTGAGTGTGAGGGTCTGGCTCCTGCATGAGCCGTTGTCTCGTAATACTCAGCTCCAAGCTCCGAAGCATACAACTCCGTCAGCTTTCCGGCTGTCTGATTTACTCCGGTCAGCAGAGCAGTTCTGATTGCCGTATCCAGTTTTGAGATATACCCACTGTCATACATGACTGATGTTCCTTTGACTGCCGCATCCCGGATAGCCTGTCTGATTGCCTCCTGGTACGAAAAAGCACCGGACGTAACCTTCATATAGGCTGCGTTCAGTGCCTGTATATACTCCTGCTGTGTGGCTATTGCCGTTGTCAGCGTGAGATTTCCTATCTCTCCCCTGCACTTCTCTGCGGCGGCCTCCATAGTTCTCTGCATCGCTCCAGAAAGAACAATATCAGATGTTTTCAGCTTTCCAGCTTGCAGTAGCGGCTTTGCATCCTGCAACATTCCGGTCAGGCCTGCATCCCGGAATAATCGCAATATTTCTGTATCGGATTTCCCTGTCAGAACACCAACTTCCCGGATTACATCATTCATCAATGCTCCGGACTGCTTCGCCTGTTTCAACTGCCACTCGGCTGTCGGTGTGATTCTTCCAGTCTTCGCTATCCTTCGTGCCACATCTCGGATGATCTGCTCATTCAGTACATCGCACATTCCCAGATAGCCGGAAGAAAAGCTATTCAAATATTCCGGTGTCAGCACTGCTCACACCTCCTATTCTTCTGTAGGGAATCTGGCTACCGGCTCCGGCATCATGCTCTTTGCCTCTTCCTCCGAGCATCCAAAATACCACGCAAGAAACGCTTCTGTTTTCAACTTTCCGGCAACCACCATGGACCACCTACGCTGATACTCAGCTTCTGTGTCTTCCAGAACTCCATCGCCCCAGTTGCAGTTCAGCTCCGTTTCTCCGTCCGGAACCATATCATAAAGCAATGCCAGAACCCTCATGGCGTATATGATTTTCTCAAATCCCTTATGCCATGCGTCCTGCATCGCCGTTACCGTATGGTATGATCTCTGCTTTGATACCCGGATTTCGTATGCCGTTTTCTCAATGTCCGTTGGTTCAGACAGCGTACCGTAGGCAAGGCCAACCAAGAACTCTATTTTCATTAGCAGCTTATTCAGTCCCTGGAACAACGCTTCGTGGCGAATCTGCGGTGCATACTCTTTCAGCAGCCCCTTGTTAGTTCCATCCGCATTGTCGAAATCAAATGTCTTGAACATCCTTTCCTGTCCTGCCGGAAGAACCGGCTTTCCATGTTTATCTGTCTGGAACAACTCAGAATCGCCCAGGATAGCAGCTTCTGTGGCTTTATACTCCCACAATACACGCCCATACTGAATGTCAGCTTGTTCTATTATCTCTGTAGCTCTGGAGAACACCGATACCCCCAACGGCGAGTCCGTATCGATATTATTCGCCTTTGGTACTTTGATGTACGCAAAAAGTGGCTTGTCGATGTTACCGATAATTACCGGTTCTTCCGACAGGCCCGCCCATTCATCCACCTCAGACAGTGGCACTTCTTTCCGGAATCTATCCCTCACAGCATAGGTTCCGTCATCGTTGTACTGGTAAATCTCCTCGGATTTGAACGCCTTGTTGATGATCGTATATGTCATTCCCGTAAGCTCATGGTATTCAAGCCTGGTATACAGGTAATCTCCTATCTTCTTTCCTTCCACAAACACCGCCGCCGTTATCTCTCCCTTGTTGTTGAACGCACATGGGAAGAAATCCACCGCTTTCACGAAATCCAACTCGATTGCCGTTGGTCTTCCGTTTTCATCTATGTTCGTCACGAACGGCTTTACCGCAATAGCCCCACCTTCGCAGTACATCTCAACAAATTTGTTCAAGTCCGTAAGCTGGTCTTTCAACTGTTCATTGATGAAAGCAGCCATCGGACTGCCAGTTACCTCCATGCTGAACTCCGTTAGTATCAGCCTGGCAAATTCCTCCGAGATCGCTGACGGCAGATTCAGAGGAATCACATTGTCTTTTCCGCCTCTCCATGGCGGTTCATTCTTGTACATGTTGTGCCACAGCTCTATGGCATTCTGCATTACTCCGGATTCGCATATATCAACGCCCAGGGCTTTTTCCACACTGTTATTCGGCACCAATCTTCTCAACACCTTTCTCAATATATTTGCAATTCTCAATCAGTTCACCCCGTCTTCTTAATGAATTTCTTTATCCTCTTCTCGAAGCTGTACTCCATAGCATCCAGAGAGTCAATATCACTGGTTCCATCATCCAGACGCTCCAGTTCCATTTTCTTCGGATTCCAAACCGCCATGCTGATAGCTTCGAGAACACTTTCACAATCTGGCGTAAAGAACACACGCCCAGTTGCTGAGAGCGTGGTCATTGCGAAGATACGGTCTGTAATCTTGCACTTGGCAGCATTCGTGACATTGATATTTCCCAGTTCCGCCTCAATCATAGCTTTCTGCAAACCTCGTTTCAGCACCAGTTCCGCAGAATCGCAGTACACATTCGTAATGAATCCGTACCGGTCCAATATCTTCTCAACGAATTTCATAAACATCCGGTTCAAATCATCGGGGTCTGTTCCGTCTGCATCGTGCCATTCAGAGGACAGCACATACAGCTTCTCATATCCCTGGGTAATTCCAGACGCAACAAAAGCGTGGCCGGAGCCGTTACCTCCGAAGTCCACGCCTATATTCAGCTCTATGAACTCTCCACGTTTCGCCATGTCAATCGTCTCTTCCAACGGCACAATGTACTCATCGTCCTCCGCCGCTATGGAAGTTGCCAGCTTAACGTATATCAGACCTTCTGCAATACTTCTCTTACCTTCAATATCTCGGATGTACCAGATGCTGTCTTTGTCATACTGGCTGACAATCTCAGCTATTCTCTGCTTCGGGATGTTGATATTCTCGAAGATATTGAAATGCTCGTAATTGTAACCACCCAGAAGCTCTCCCTTGGCCGCTTTCTCAGCGTATTTGTCGATGTAATCAACGTATATCGCCGCCTTAGGATGGTCTGGGTTCAAGTCCCAGAAGATTTTTCTGTTCTTGGCTGCCAGTTGTCGGTTGAATGCCTCTTTGATGGTGTTGTCATGATGCAGGTTGATCTCGGTTGCAATCCACATACCGTATGAGTTACCTCGGATTTTCTTGTAACTATCGGACGCTGCACCTCCGGCGAAGATTACAATCTTGTCTTTGTACCCCGTATCCGGGCCATTTATCAGCAGGCAGTCATTCCCTTTGTACTGAGTCCACCTGCACTGCCCACGAAATATATACTCAAGACCGAACCCATTAGCATCTCCAATGTTCAGCTTAGCATTCGCCATAGTCGAACCAGTCGCCAGGTGGATTCTATCCTTCGTCGTTTTTAATTCGTGAGCAAATGCGAAAACATTATCTACCGTCTTACCAGAACGAACAGCACCTTCCAGGATATTGTAGGTACTGTTCACGCAATTTTTGATATACTGCTTGTGCTTGTCGCTGAAATTGAACCCTATACGCTTACGCCTGTTGACCTTGACATACGGGTTGGATAAGCCCTTATTCTTCGCCGCCATAAATGTCGGCTTCGATACCCTCCATGTCTTCTATCTCGTAAAGACCAATTTCCTGCTTATCTCTCCAGATGTCCGGCCTACGATTCTTCAACCAGAAACAGCACGCTCCTACGTCCGGTATGATGTCCTCTTCGGTCTCAACCGTCTCTATCTTCGCAGGCTTGGTATTACCGTCTTTGTCCATCTCAATAATTTTCCGGGTTACTTTTGTTTTCTTCTTACTTCCTTTTGCTCGCTTATACAGACTCAGTTCGACTTCTGCATCTGCATACTCTTTTCCGGCGGCCAGAGCCTCTGCAAACTCCGGGTAATCCTTTTTCCAACGGTTGATTGTTCTCGGAGATACCTCGAATGCGTCAGCTAAATCCTCATCCGTACCGCCTCTCATGCACAATACCTTGGCAATTTTTACGAATCTCTCATCATACTTCTGCTTTGCCGCCATTCAACCACCTACTTCCCTGCCAGGTAGTCAGCCGCCCAGTATTCAATCATCTGCCATTTGTTCTTACTGGTAATCGTGCCGTCCTTCTCTGCTTTTTTCAGAGCTTTTTTGATTACTTCTGCCGATTCTACCGGAATGGCAGCACTGCCAAATACTTTCGCAAGGTACGTCCAATCCATGTCTGGGTCAAAACCGGCATCGTCCATTTTCTCATTTGCAGCATCAATCATGGAATGGACTGCCGCCCCTACGTTCCGGATGTCCGTAAACTGCTGGTACTTATCCAGTGTCTCCACGAACTTCTCACACTGCTCATAGGCAGCAACACCGATAATCTCAGCACAACTACCGTTCAGATTCTTCATTAGCGCATCCAGGTCTCTGATCTGGTTCGGAAGGAACGCAAACGCAATGGTCTTGAAATCAAACTGAACCGCCGGAGTATTCAGCTTATCAAACTGCTCCAACGGTTCTTCCAGAATTTCTTTCCCTATATAGCTCTCCATCATATCATCGACGTTATCCATCAGCTTCACAATTTCTCTCAGCGTACTCTCATCATCAAACCCAGAGATTGCATTGTGAGCCAACTGCTTAGAAGCCGCCTTGCTTCGGGTCAGCCCGCTCTTATCCAGGATAACGATAATCTCTTTCAGTCCAGCCTCTCTTGCACTCTTTACTCTGTGATGCCCTGAAATAATCTCCAGCTTCTCTCCCATCAGTGCAATCAGAGGTAAACTCTCCAACTGCCCTCTGTTTTTGATGTTCGCTGTGAGCTGGTCCTGCATCTCATTTTTCATTATCCTGGCATTGATGTCCTGCTCCTTAAGCTCTGCTAACTGCACCTTCGCAATGTACAGCTCCGTACCCATGTCATAAATTATTTCATATTTTGCTTTCTGCTCTTCTGCCACTGTCTTTCCCTCCTTAACCATTCTTCCAATGTTTCCTGCTCTGTTCGGTCAGTCAGCTCCGCTTCGTATGTCAGCTTGAAACCGTTGTTCTTATCCTTCTGCCGGTTTACCAGCTTCATAATACCCCGGACTTCTTTGTTCTCCGGATACTTCGTCAGCATGGCGGTCCGGACTTTCGTTACCTTCTCACGTTCCAGATCGTCCAGGAGCGTTTCTGTGAAGCAATGATTCTGTGCCAACATATACAGTAGTCTACCGAGCCGATACGTGGTGTGTGGGACCTTCATAACGTACCAGATGAAGAGTGATGTGGCTTGCATCTTTGAAATCCCAAATACGCCCGATACCATCCCGTCAATCAGAACAGCTCTATTGAACGTAGCCGATGAACCAACAAAATTATGCGTCCATAGCTGTCTGTAATACTGTGCCTCTGCTGCCTTAATGGAGATGATCTGTACCTTGCTTTTCTCCGTTATCTCGTAATCTCTCGGCAACATACTACAGGCAATCGGTGTCAGCTTACTTTCGGAAGGTCTTTTGATTTTTCTTCCCTCTGCCAGTGCCGCCGCTTCTTCTCCTCTGTTCGAGGTAATGTAGCTGTTCAAATCTGCTCTCGTACCGGCTCTTGCAAATATCGGCTCTCCTACAGCCTCTCCGGTTCTTTTTTCCTGGTAGCAAACAACCAGCGCATTCGCATTCATGCACCGGTCAAACAACTCAACGTGTCCTGTTTCCGGGTCGAACAGCTTATACTCTGGTTCCTTCCAGGTCATTTTCCCCTGGGTGTCATAGAACTTCTCATAGCCGGAGAAGTAGGTCGGCGGATTGGCAATAACCAGCGTGTGGGGATCGTCAAGCACCTCGTCCAGATGGTCCCACATATCCAACGGTCGGTACGTCATACCGTACATTTCCTTCTTGATGTTCTCTAAACTCTGCCGGATATGCTCAATGTGTTCCTCTCTTCTGTCTCTCAAATCTTTCAGCAGATTAAAGAAATACTCGTTACCGGCTGTCTTCGATGTTCTCAGATACATCTGAGCATACAGAGCAACCGCCGGGTCCAACAGCTCCTCATCAGAAAAGCCTTGGGCGTGTATCTCCAGTTCATCAAGCGGCTTGCCTGTAATGGCGTACCCCATAACCGAACTCATCATAGACACATCGCTTGTCTCAATCTGTTCCGGCTTATACCCGTTCTGGATTGCCAAGTTGCTCATGGCGAATGTTCCGGCACATGGCTCTACGAACCTCGTATACCCGTTCTTCGTAGCATTCTTTATCAGGTTTACCAAGTATCTCTGCTCCACCGTACCCAAGCATCCTAAGAACATCTCTCCTGGGTCTCTGAAAAATGCCATTGCTTATCAACTCTCCCTTCTCTCGTTGCATTAAAAAAGGCACCGTACCCTTTCGGATGCGATGCCGTTGTTTTTGGACCGGAGCCCTGCGATGAACAGGGCCTCAACTATGGAATAGTTGCGTGCTGCCTACACCAGCTCCGGATATTATATTAAAGCGCCCATACCAAAGAGACTCATTTGCTGGTAGCCATCATCCGGCTTCGTCTGCACTTCGGGCTTCTTACTTGCTGTCGCCACTTTCTTTCCCTTCGGGGGATTTGGGTCTGGAAGTTCTTCTATAATCTCTCCGGTGTTCTCCACCCACCACTCAGCAAAAACAGTTCTGTGACACCAATCTTCCGGGATTCTTACATCCTCGTAGCACAGAAGAACCAAATCCTTTCCCTGGGCCGCTGCGTCACGTTCCATCTTCATAACCATGCCGATGATTCTGTCCTTGCCTATGCCGTTCAGCTTCTCGTAATAGGCTTTCTTGAAATCTTCCAGGTCCATTCTCAGCATATAACCTTTCGGTGCCAGTGAGTAACACTGGTTCTCCAGTCTGTACGCCAGTTTGAATTTCGGCGTCCCGATGCTGATTCCTACGCAATAATATTTGCCATCTGCAAGCTCTTTGTTGCTATATCTGCTCGTATAAATTCCCATTGTCTGTCTGCTCCTTTTCCCTTGAAAAACCGTTGTTTTCCATACTTTAATTATACCAGATTACCTACCTAAGTACAGGGAATACAAGCTGTTTACCGTTTTTTAAGAATCCCTTCCTCCGGCTTTGCGGTCCGGAGACCGCTCAGCCATCAGAGAAGGAAAAGTCGATTCACAGTGCTCCATTTTTATGGTGTGACATATGGGCTTTTGGCACTTACTACGTTACCACAGGTATTTTACCCTCGTCAATTCCATATTTTCTACTGTTTTTGAACCCAGTTTTCTCACACACCCAACAGGTACACAGCTATGATCTTGCAGGCGTTCCCGATGTCCTTATAGACAGTCTTCTCACTCACGCATTCCTCACTTGCAATCTGAGCAACCGTCTTTTCTTCCTCCGCTATGTAGTATTCGTACACTTCCCTGTAACACCGCATAGCTTCTGGTTTTTTCGATGTTTCGCACTCCTCCCGGTACGTCTCAATCGCACGCTCTATCCGGTTGATGTAATACATATTCTCCGCCCTACGTTTTTCTTCTTTCTCTACTACGCTTTCCTGGCTGTTGATATGTGCTGAACCCATCAAATCTCTTAGGAACGCCCACCGTTTTTCTACTTTCTCGCCTTCCGTAAATTCTTCCTTTTCCGGGATTTCCCTTTTCAGTCTACGGTAGTCTGATAACAATTTCTTGGTTCTTTTTACCTTATCAGCGTTACTCTGCTCACGTTTTTCGGTCTTTTTTCGCTCTTCTCTGCACATTTTGACCGCTTCTCTCGCAGATATTTCCGCTATCTGTGTCAGTTCTCTCCCTGTTACCTGGTAGATTCTGTTTCCCTCCAGACTCTCCGTTTCCACAGGTACGATTGCTAACAGTTCCTGCTCACTCTGCCTTTCCATATACCGCCATACCTCCTTGACTTTTCTTGCTCTGCTCCATATAATGAATTTATCTATGAACATTTGAGGAGCTGCCATGGGGATATGGCGGCTTTTCTTTTTAACTTAAAATCTGTAACCCAAGTGCCACATAACCTTCCTGTAATCCGATAAAGTCTCTGAGAACATATCTTACTACCGCTCCGATTTCTCTTCCGCTGTATTTGATGTTATCCCATTCTTTCAGAATCAGTACGTCTCCCACCTGGAAGTTTCTGTCATTCTTCCGGATTTCAAACGGTTTATTGCCCTCTATCGTCTCCTGGAAGTATTTCGGGTATGTCTTCAACTCATGCGTCATGCTCTACCTCCGATACTTCTTGCATGAAGCGAAGTGTGAAATATATCCTGCTCCATCTCCACGCTCGCCTACCAGGATTCTTCCTGTCACTACCTCTCCGTCCGGCGTGACAATCTTCTCTTTCCCGGTACTGTCCTTCTTGTAATTATGCAGTGCCATGTCTACCGGCATATTCTTTCCAGACCGCATCCGCACCCACAGGATTCTTCTACCGCACTGGCGGCACGTTCCTTCGCTTGCCCTGCTGATCACAACCGCACCTTCTTTCCCTTTCCTGCTGTTCCGTATCTCAAAGCCTCATTCAGAACAGCGACCATCTCCGTAATGCTTACTGCTATTGCCTGGTTCCGGTTTCTGTCATTGATGCTTACCATACCAGTCTGCAAGCTGGCCTTGATTCCGACATCCGTTACTTTCTGATGCAGGATTCTCTTCTCTTTCTGAAATACTCCGGTTCCTTTGAACTTCGTATATGTACCCTTCGTCTCAGCGTACACTCCATCCATCGGCCCTTCCTTCGAGTCTGTAACATGCCCTATGATAAAATCACTCATACCGTTCCTCCTTTACTCCGGTAACGATGTTTCAGTTACCTGCTTTGCCCCTATGCTGCTTAATTTCTTCAACACCTCCGGGATATTCATTCTTTCAATCGTGTCTTTCGCAAGGTTTTCTTTCAAATTCTGTTCCAGTGATTTTATCAGAGATTCCTCTACCTCTCTCTTAGCATTCGCAATCAGCTTTTCAACCTTCTTTCCAAGTTCCTCTTCCAGATACTGACTCGTGAGCAGACCAGCAGCGGATAATTTTCTGTCACTGGAATAACTTGCAATGCGGCCGTCCCTGTCATATCTCTTTTCCGTAAGGAACAGTTCAAATCTCTCTCCCACGTATTCAGACAGGGGCTTGTACGTTACTTCATCGCTCCAGGTGTTTTTCTTTTCCGGGATAACAATCTTTCCGATCTTCTCCTCACACACGTTCGCAATGAACTGGTCTACGGTTGCCTGTATCGTTTCTTCTGCCCCCAGAATCTTCTCTGCAATTTTATTATCCACTGCCTTAACAGCTTCATTCGTTGCCTTTTCCAGAAGGGCGTTTTCCACGCCCTTCACAATCCGTTCTCTTAACTCATCATCGATGGAGTATGCCTCTTCATCCATCCAGTCAAGTTCTACCTCGATATTAAATTTTGCCATTCGACTTTTCCTCCTGTTTCTGTTTTTCTGCTTCTGCCGTCATTCTTTGGAAAACGCAAAAGCCCTTGCACCTGTCCGGCGGCACTCCGCATGATTTACACGATATGAACAATGACCCATCTTCTTTTCTCGGTCTTTTATCCATGTATTATCCCTTCATTTCCTCTTCAACCTCTGCTCCGCACCGGCAACAGATATTCTGGATTGGCTCACCCAGTTCTCCTCTGAAAATCTGGATGTTATCCATGTGGATTACCGCTGTACACATCGGGTCATAATGCTCTGCCAGGAAATGCTTGATAGGTTCCGCCGCTGCCTCGAACTCCTTCATCAGCTTTTCAGCCTTTTCCTTCTCTTCCTCTTCCGGATGCAGAAGTCTCTCATAATCCGTCCAGCGTTCATCAATGTATCTTCTCTCCAACAGTTTTCTCTTTCCATCTTTCTCAATAACAACCTGGCTCCCTTCCACTGCCAGGATTCTTACTGGCTCGTCCATATACTTTTCTCTATCGAAAGTCGGTACAGGAACCATAAAATCTAAGCGAAACGCACGTTCCATTTCCCATGGCATTACCTCACGCACCTTATCTGTTCTGATTGCCATTCTGCCTACTAAATCTCTTAAATTCATTTACTCTTCCTCCTCTGGTTCATCATATCCATACTCATCATCTTCGGTGTCGGTTTCATCTTCCTCAGTGCCACTTGTAATCTCTGTACCGTCCCCTGCACCGTCTAAATCGGTTTCATCAGTAAATTGTGTATCTTCCGGGTTATCGCCCGTAGAATCGTCATATACGCTCTCGTCTGCATCCTCGTATTCTTCCACCGGACCATGAAGGGCGTGTTCATCTGCTACCTCTCCCGGAAGTTCCGGATGTTCGATGTACTCCGGACCATTATCCGGCTCAATCCCTGCCGGTCCCGGTTCCGTCACATCTCTGTAGTCAGCATCGAAAATACTTCTCTGTGTTGTATCGGCTACCGGCCGCATCTCGTGCTCCCCGGTCTCCTCATTCAAGAACAGTTCCATCTCGGTATCCAGATTGCCCTTCTTCATATCTTCAACTTTCATCTGGCTTGTTACCTTATGGCTGAACTTTGGCTTCGCAATCTCTCTGCTTTCTCCTGGAATGTTTGGATTGTAATTCGGCACATACTCTCTCACGAGCGATACATCCAGTTTCAGTGTCAGCGTTCCTTCCTGGCATTCCTTTTCCTGCATATTACCGAGTAGTCTCTGTAATACGAAATTCATATCTCTCTTCATGTCATTAAAGGTATCGCCATCAAAATTCAATTCTTTCACAAAATCACTCATCCTACTTACCCGCCTTCCCGAACTGGATATTATGTTCTTTCATGTACTCCTGCAAATCCTTCAACTGCTGGAGTGTGCCAATCGCATAGAAGGTTGCCTTGTATTTCTTCTCCTCCGGAAGAGCTTCTTTTTCGGCCGGCTTTTCTGCAGGTTCCTCACTCTGCACATCGGCCGTCTTATCCGGAACAGGTGCATTGTAGCCAGATTCCGAAGCTCTTTCCTCCTGGGCCTGCTGTTCTGCCAGTGCTTTTTCTCTCTCCGCACGTTCCGCAGCGATTCTTTCAGCCTCCTGGCGTCTGCGCTCCTCTGCTTCTTTGGCCCTGGCTTCTGCTTCGACTCTCCGGCGTTCCTCTTCCTCTGCTTTTCTCTTGCGGTCTGCCTCCATCTGCTCTTCAAACTTAATCAGACGAGCATTCTCAGCCATAGCCTGGGACATATCGAGTGTTCTCACATATACATCCTTCGCATTCAGTTTGTACTTGCTATCCAGTGCATCAATAGCCGCCAGGTCGCTCTTTACTCTTTGAATCTTTTCCTGGATTTCGGTTGCCGCCTTGCTTTCCTTGAAGCTCACGTTCAGATACTGTGCCTCGAACACTCGCTCAAAAGGAAGAACCTCTGCCAGCTCTCCGATTGCCTCAGTATATACATCCTGTAGTCTGGCTTTCTTCTCCTCTTTTACGCTGTTCTCATATTCCTTTACTTGCCCGTCAATGATGCTGATCTGCTCCTTGATGAGTGCCGTTACATCCTTCAAGTCACTCTCGAACACTTCATACGGCTCCATGCACTTTTTCTTGACGAGCTTTCTTCTGTCCTCAATCTCATTGAGCAGTTTTCTAAGGGCGGCTCTGTCATTCTTCGCATCCGATACCGTATCTTCCGTATACACCAAGCCCTGGTATGCTGCCACAATGCTTCTGACATTCTCCTCCAGCTCTGCTTTGTTCCAGTCAATCTTCTGCAAGAACCCGTCTTCCGTTGGATTTACCAGTCTTATCTCCATTTTTTCATCCACTGTGAATTTCCTCCTATTCTTCCTCTGACAAATTTATAATCGTCACTTCTACTCTCGGATTCTCTGAGTAGAACTTCCGGCACTGACAGTCAACAATCTGCGTATCATCGTAATATGCCAGGTTGTTGAGGCTGTCAGCGATAATCTTTACCACGTTATCCATATCCGGTTTCTTAGTCGGGCGTATCTCTCCGGCCAGCATCGCAGCTCTTTTTTTCTTCGATGCCGACTTAGGAATCCGGTAGTACGCCTTAATCCGCATATCCAGCATCGCCTCTTTCGGAAAGTTCTCTGTCCCGTAGGCCGTCTGCCATTCCAGCTTTACCAGATTTTCATAGGACACCGTATCTTTCGGGGTTATGGCATGGCCGGTCTTCGTATTGAATCTCGGTCTGCCTTTTCCTTTCGGCTCCCCGTACACCGTAAACTTCGCTTTTTTCATGTCCGCCTCCTACTGACTTCCCAGGTTGCTTTCCTCAAGCATGGCCTGGATGCAGTACCAGCTACTCTTCTTTCCTTCTCTCGCAACCTTGATATGCCGGGTTGTATAACCGTTCATTACCAGGATTCCTGCAATAGTCCGTCTGTCCTCCGCATTGAAAATTCTCAGCGTGGCGTCCGGCTCAAACTGTTCATCCGCTGTTTGCATACCGAATAGCTTCGCCGGGTGGATTTCCAGGGTTTCCGCAATTTTGATGAGGGAGGATGCCGGGATGTCTACTCTGCCTTTTTCGTAATCCGCTACCGCTGACTGGCTTTTGCCGATTGCTTTTCCCAGGTCCTCCATCGTCATATTCTTTTCTGTCCTGCAACTCCGGATATTCGCTCCAATCTCTGCCATATCCATATCTCACTTCACCTCCATATCACACCTTCCCCTGCAAGTTCCGCATGACCTGTTGGAACTTCGCCCTCGTTTCCTCAGACATTCCAGGTTCCGGTTCTATTTTTTCTTCTGCCTGTTTCTTAGCTTCGAGCGCAGGCTGCTCTTTCTTTTTCAACTCCAACGCATTGTCTCTCATGCTGGCAATCAGCAACCGGATTGATTCCGGCAGCTTTTTCTCCTCGCTGATTCTCTGCACTGTTGTCCTGTAATTCCGGATAAAATGAGACTGCTCTACCGTCTCAACCCGTTCAGAATCCATCAACGCCCACTCTTTCAGATTTGCCGCACTTCCTACGGCTCTCTGGCAAGCCTCCGGCAGTTTCTCAAATTCTTCCACCGAATGATACCCGGAATTTCTGACCGCCTTTCTTACCAAAGACCATGCCTCCAACTCACTCATGCTGCTATCCACGCTCTCAACAATCTGCGTTGCCTTTTCTCTGATGTCTGCTATCGTTGGTGGAAACTTCTCTGTCAGCATATACTTCTGGATTGCTACGTTGGCCTGCTGATACGGAATATCTTTCAGCAACTCAAACCATACATTGAAAGCATCCTGGTCTGGAATGAATGTCGGCTGTGCGTATACAGCTTTCATTCCCTTAACAAGCGTTTTGAACTCCTCTCTTGTCATTACCAGTTGTCTACCTCACTCACTCTATTCTGAATCCGGTCCCCGGCCGACCTCTGCGGAATCTGCGTCATTTTATCCCAGATAATGCCTTTCCAGTTATTTGACATACACTCCTCAATCAAATCGCACACCCGGCCTTCTCCAAATTCTGCTACTTTCTTCTCTACCTGCCGGAGAAGAGATTTCATGCCCTGCTCTTTGTAACCTTCCTTGCGTTCAATCTTGTATGTACACCATTCACGCATCTTTTCTCTGATTTCTCCGCCGAGTGCGTAATCCGGAACCAGACGCTCATAGAGCTGCATCGTGTCTTCCTTCTTTACCGTTGCCTTTTTCGGCTTCGGCGGCTTTTCTACTGGTGGCTTCTCCTGCTCCGGTTCCTGCATCTCCGGAATCAATGCCTCCGGTGCCTGGGAACCGCTCAGTTTCTTCTCGTCCTGGATGCGGCGATAATACTTCCTCTGCCGGTCCGCCTCTGTAGAACTCTGCCCGATGAAATTCTGAATATCCATCATGTAGATTGCACCGTTATCCAGTACCTCTACCAGCTTCAACTGTTCAAAAATTTTCATCGCACGTTCTACCGTCCCTACCTGGTGTCTCGTAATCGTTGAGATCATCTCCAGACTGTACGGGATGTAGTCCTTGTACATCAGCCGCCCTTCATTTTTCAAGCTCCGCAGGTACATCTTCATGAGTATGTCGCTGTACAAGTACCCATCTTTCATTCCCTGGAGAAGCAGCATTTCATCAGAATCGAAGAAATCCTCCTTCAATTTCAAGTAGTAGTATTTTTTGTTATCTGCCATCTGCTCACCGCCTAAATTCCGGCTACCAGGTTCGTAATTGAAATCGGTCTCTTCAAAACCTTTGTATGCCTACAACAATCGCACATCTCGCATCTGTCCGGTTCAACCTCTCCGTTCTTCACTCTGAGGATTCTCGGCATATTCATTTCTACCATGTGTTTTGCCTCATCAAGATAATTCTGTGTTACATGAATCACTTCGATGTTTGGCTCTTCTTCCTTTGTCCCTGCTGCAATGTAGAACGGCAATCTTAGTCCTGTATTCCGATACACAACTTCTTGATAGATTGCGCCTTGAATGTCGTATCCCCAATATCTTATAAAATCGAGATATCCTATATCTCGCACCCATTTGGGTTTCGTAATCGATTCAACCACTTTAAGATCGGTAATGGCAATTCCCTCTGCGTAACTGTCAATTTTGATTTTCCACTTTGCTCCAAACAATTCAGCAGTCATAATAACCTGCTTTTTTCCGCTCATATACATCATGAATAATGGATCTCGCTCCATTCTCTCAATGATTTTGTCTGCCTGTATGTATGGTGCTTTCAATCCTCCATCTCGTGTAAAAATCTCCGGCGTTTCTTTCTTGAACTCCCCCACTGTTCCTTCAAAGTAGGAGTCCACGTAGGAACCCACCAGAAGCGGCGTGGTCTTTTTCTGCTCCCACCGTTCTTCCAGCTTCTCAACCGCCGAAAATTCACACGCCATCTTTCCGTATGTTCCTGCGAAATCCTTATACTGGGACACGCTCATGTACTCTTTGTTCGCTTCTTTGCTATAATAATTCTCTGCCGTCAAAACCATATGCCACTGCCTCCTACGCCTCTTCCAAAATCATTCCGTCAATAACCGGTTCTGCCTGCTTCTGGGCTTTTATCGCCGCAAATGCATCTACCGGCTTATCATTCTCCGGCAACAATGCCTGTCCTGTTGTTGCTCCTGGAAGGGACTGCTGATTGAATACCACGTCTCCGCCGTCTTCGTAAGCTTTCTGCTGCTCTATATTGTCAAAGTCCAAATCAATCAACTTGCACAATCTTCTCAGTACCGTTTTCTTGTACATCTCACCAGTGCTGCTTTTCCATGCCTGGCTGTCTTTCATTTTAGAGTATGTGTTTCTGACATTTTCGATGTCTTCCGAACTCATCGTGTCATACATCATCGAACCATCTTCAAAAACCACAATGGCGAATGCTCCAATCATCTGTTCATTGGAAAACGGCTTCGGTCTGTACTGCACATTCTGTTTGCCTCCGTCCACCTCTTCCATGAAGAAATCGCCCTGCCGTACTACTTTCGCAAAAATGTCTTTAATCTTATTTTTGCTGTACCGCTTGCACAATTTGATCTCGCCTTTGTAATCAGTTTGAAAAGTGAGGTTTCCGCCATACGGGATTGCGTAACACTCTCCATTAAAAAAATCCAGTCCCAGATATGCTGCTTTCGCCAAGCAAACCGGGATAGTTTCTGGGTTAATCTTTTCCAACTGCTCCTTCTTCTTATTGTCTTTCATCATATCCTGGATTACCGTAATGCAATTCAGAATGAATCTCTGCTGATTAAAGCCAGCCGGTAACGCTTCTTTGTTTTCGGTCAGCTTCTTCGTCAGTCCGGTTTTTATCGTGCCGTACCACTGTTCTACGGTCATCTGTCCCATGTCCTACCTCCTATGCTTCTTCCAAGCTCTCGCCCAGTAATTCAAATATTTCATCAACCGTCATGCCTTTTAAGCACTCCTCGCACACATAACTTCCGCAGCTCTCATAGAATCTGTCGCCCGGATAAATTCCTTCCAGGCATTCCGAACAGATATGAACCTCTTTCGGTTCCGGAGCATTCGGGCATCTCGGATGGCAAGGATTCTGTCCACATATCTCACACATCTTCCTCTTCCTCATCCGGCATCTCCAGAACACCAGTCACGCTCTGTATCATTTCCGGAATCCACAGTCTTGCAAGTATCGCCGCCGGAAGAATCAAATACTCTCCTCCAAAAGCTACCCTGCCTCTCTGCTCACAAGCCATCACGATACAGAAGCACTGGAAAATTCCCATGATGCTTATGTATGCTATCCAGCCCAGGACCTCTGCCATATCCACTGTGTAGATTCTGCTCAGTTTCTTCCACAGAACCCTGTGCATCCTACGTCTCATAACCCTGCTTCTCATGCTGTCTGCCTCCGTTCAGTGAAAATTCCGATGTTGATTCCCTTGCTGGACTCAAATCTTTCTATCAGTTCCTCTTTACTTTCGATTCCGTAATCTCTTTTCAGAATTTCAAGCATTTTCTGTACGTCCATACTCACACCTTCTTCAAATACTTCTCGCCTACGATTTTCAGCTCACTGATGGACTCCGCAACTTCATCTAAAAAAGCCAGGATCTTTTTCAGCTCCGGCTTCTCCGTTTCGTCGATGATTCCATCTTCTGTAATGTCTACGAGTTCTTTTTTGATGCGGTTCAGCTCATCACAATCCAGCCTCTTCATCAGCCGAAGAGCTATCCCTTCCAGGCCTTTCGCTTCTGTTGCAACCGGAAGATAGCTGCATATCGGGCATTCATACTTGCAATACCCGGTTTTCAACTCCGGTGCATTATAGAGGTCTGCCATGAGAACAACCTTGTCTACCGGAACCACCTTCGTATTTCCAAGCTCATAGTCTGCGAGTGTCGAAACAGATATACCAAGCAGCTCAGCCGCACCTTCTCTGGAGTATAGCCTTTCGTTGTACATTGCCGCCTTTTTTCTGGCAACAAAATATGCATTTTCATTGCTTTTCGTAGGGCCTCTTCCCATTTCTTCACACCATCTTTCCTGTTACAATTTAACTGTCCTTAGAGGAATCCTGTTTCCCTTGATATTCCTGGATTCCGAGTGCACCGCTTATCACTTTCATAACCGGTGGCGAATAGCATCTGCCACAGATAATTGCATTCAGATATTGTGTAGAGTAGCCAGTCTTCTCAGCCAGCTCCCCTGTGTTCATATCTAGGTCAATCATGGCTTTTCTTGCATCCATACACCAATCTCTGGTTGCATCTTTCATGGATGCCGATGCCTTTTCGATATTGAGAAGGTCACTGATTGCACTTGCAATCGAATCTGAGTAAATCCGGCCATTCACAACCCCGGATACCCTGGTTCTTGACTTGCCGATTCTCTCAGCTAAATCGTTGATAGACCAGCCATGTTCAATCAGCCCCTTCTTAACTTCCTTGCCCCAGTCAGTGATATTGCCCTGCATTATGCTTTTCCTCCTTTCTGATGGAATTTCGCATATGTAGTTTACTTTCTCGAAGCAAAATGATACAATTTAACGGTACAACCGTACACTACATACGCAATCACAAACTACTTATGCGATTTAGCACTTCCCATTTGCGAATCATTTGTAGCTTGTGATTGTATTGTAGCTCGAAAACTCGAATTTGTAAAGAGTTTTTCTTCGATTTCTCGAATTATTTTATGGAGGTGCTACATGGAAGCAATCGACAGAATTGAAACAGTTCTCGAACAGAGGGAGCAAACGCCTTATGCACTGTGCAAATTTCTTGGCATTAACCAGTCTTCCTACTCTACCTGGAAGGCCCGGAACACTCTGCCGCCAGCAAAATACATTGCAGACATCGCCCGGTTTCTACACGTCTCTACCGACTACATTCTGACCGGAAAAGAATCTGCTTACACCGACGCACAGGCTGAGACCTACACCGACGATGAAAAAGAGCTGCTGAGTATTTACAAGGCTCTGCCAGCAGAAAAGCGTTATGAATTTAAAGGGGAAATGAAGGGCTACCTTAAAGCTCTTGAGGAAAGCAAAAAATACCTTGACGGCGAAAAAAGATTATCCGTTTAGATTGGTATCGTCGTTTCAGATGATACCGGACAGGAGGGCTTATGGATTCAAAGAAATACTTTTTCCTGGCCCGGACCGAAGAACAACTGAATTGCGATGCTGCGGCTCTACTGCTCTATCTCTCTTCCTTCTGTTCTTCTCTGGAGGAAGGGCCTGCATCGCTGTCTGCCGGAACCATCAACAAAATAGCACACCTACGGAAGAAGCTCTCGCTTTCTGTTCGTGAGTTTCTACCGTTGGTCCATTCCTATTCTGACATTCTGACAGACATTGACTGCCGCCGGGCGTTGGTTTTCGCTCTTGACGGCAACATCCATGGCGTAACCTCTCTCTGCGAAGGGAGGGTTCCTGCATGGAGCAATTAACATCCGATAACAAATTTACTTTTCATGGGGAAGATACCGGCTTGTCGGTAGTAGATTTCTGGTCCTGGGCTTACAGCGATCTGCTCAATAACACAGACCGGGGCGTACTTGCAGAATACATAGTATACAGTGCGTTATTACCCCCCCCCGATTCGAAAATGCGAATTGATTGGCTCCCCTTTGATTTAACCAGTCCTACCGGACAGCGAATCGAAGTCAAATCCGCTTCTTACCTCCAGTCCTGGGACGAAGCGTACCACGAGCATATACAGTTCAGCATAGCTCCTCACAGAGCCTGGGACCCGAAAGCCGGATACTCTCCGGACGTCAAGCGGCATTCTGACCTTTACGTTTTCTGCCTCTACAAAGCACTGACGAAAGATGTCTCGCCGCTTGCCCTGGAATACTGGGAGTTCTATGTGTTGCCTACCTATGTGCTCAACGAGCAAAAGCCCAACCAGAAAAATATTTCTCTTAATTCACTGAAAGCTCTAAAACCTTACATAACGGATTTTGCCGGATTAAGGGATGTGATATTGAATTGCCCGATTAAAAGGGCGTAGAAATGAACATGCGCCGTTCTGTAATGGGACGGCGTATTTTTGGAGGAAAAATATGATTTCAAACAGTGCTGCCACTCACGCAAAAGTGGCTATCTACATACGAGTCTCTACCCTGCATCAGATTGACAGGGACTCTCTGCCTATGCAGCGTCAAGACTTGATTGCATACGCCAAGCTGATACTGAACACTGACGATGTGACGGTCTTCGAGGATGCCGGGTACTCTGGTAAAAATACTATCCGGCCAGAATTTCAGAAAATGATGTCTCAGCTCCGGACCGGCACATACACACATCTCCTGGTCTGGAAGATTGACCGAATCTCCAGAAACCTTCTGGACTTCGCCGAGATGTACCAAGAGCTTAAAGACCTGGGCGTTACCTTCGTCTCGAAAAACGAGCAGTTCGACACCAGTACGGCTATGGGAGAAGCGATGCTCAAAATTATCCTTGTCTTTGCGGAGCTGGAGCGCAACATGACCTCAGAACGTGTCGCTGCCACCATGATTTCCAGAGCCAGCAACGGGCAGTGGAACGGTGGACGTATTCCTTACGGCTACGATTATGACCCGGAAGAACAGACTTTCAGCTTCAACTCCGATGAATACAACATCGCCCATCTGATTCATGACAAATACGAAGAACTCCGTTCCCTGGTTTATCTGGCCCGGTATCTGAACGAACATGGCTACCGGACTCGTGCCGGTAATGACTGGTCCCCGGTCTCTCTGGATATTATCCTTCGCAGCGTATTCTACTGCGGCGATTACCAGTACAACCGCCTTAAGGAAGGAGACCGGCAGCGTCCTAAGGATAAATCTGAATGGATTACCGTAAAAGACCACCACCCGGCCATCGTAAGCCGGGGACAGAAAGAACGTATCCTTGCACTCTTGGAATCCAACCGCAGGCTCAAATCGTTCCGCAAGAGTGGCAAAAGTAAATACACCCACATTTTCTCCGGCTTACTTATCTGCGGAAATTGCGGCCAGCCTATGACGAGTTCTATTTCCACCGTAAAGAAGACTACCGGCAGACGCTA